ATAATAACGCAAACTAGTTATATTAAAACAGGAATGAATTTAAATGTCTAAAAAAAACGTATCAATAGATTATACAAGCAGAGATTTTGCTTCTATCCGTAAAGATTTAGAAGACTTTGCTAAGCGATATTACCCCGACACTTATAAAGATTTTAATAGAGCGTCCTTCGGTTCGCTGATGTTGGATACTGTCTCTTATGTCGGAGATATTCTTTCCTTTTATATCGATTACCAGAGCAACGAGACCTTTTTGGACAGCGCCGTTGAATATACAAATGTAATTCGACTCTCCCGCCAGCTTGGATATAAATTAAAAACTAGTCCTTCTTCATACGGCCGCCTATCTTTTTATATTGAAGTGCCGGCCTCCTCGCCCGGCTTGGGACCCGATAGCACATTGATCCCGGTCCTCCAAGCCGGCTCAACTTTTAGTTCCACCGGCGGCGGCTTTTACACACTTCTTAACGACGTCGACTTTAAATCTATTGCGGCCCAAACAGTAGTGGGTCAAGCAGACGCCGCCTCTGGCAATCCGACTACTTATGTGATTCGCATGACCGGCCTGGCAGTCTCCGGAAGAGGCACAATCGAAGATTTAGAGATCGGAGAATTCCAAAGATTCCGAAGAGTTCCGCTAGGAGTAAACAATATAAGTAATGTTATCAAGGTCACGGACAAAGAAGGTAATGAATATTTTGAAGTTGACAATCTGTCACAGAATATTGTCTATAAAGCTATTCGAAATACTACTTCTACGCGCGCATCAGTCCCCAATATATTGAAAGCAGTGCCCGTCGCTCGCCGCTTCGCAGTAGAGACTATTGACGGTCAGACCTTTTTACAATTTGGATATGGTTCTGATTCTACAATGCTTACGGATGCTGTAACTGATCCGACAGAAGTTGTATTAGACCTTTCCGGCCGAACTTACTCCACAGAGTTAAATTTTGATCCGACTAAAATTATTAGTACGGACAAGTTTGGTATAGGGCCTTCTAATACTACACTTAGAGTCCAATATCGATTCAATACTACCAGCGATGTCAATGCAGCAGTAAATACTATCACACAGGCAGCCTCGACGTCCTTTAAGTTCGCTAATCAGGGCAGTTTGAATCCATCCCAGAGAAGCTCAGTTCAAGCCTCTTTAGAGGTCTCCAATGAAGAGAAATTTGTGGGCAGTGTAGCAATGCCTTCTGCAGACGAAATTAAACAGCGCGCCTTTAGCTACTTTTCAACCCAGAATAGAGCAGTAACTGCTGAAGATTATAAAGCACTCACTTACGCGATGCCCGGGAAGTATGGGATGCTTAAAAGAGCGGCCGTTATTAAAGATCTCGACGAGTTCAAGCAAAACATTAATATATATGTTATCTCGGAAACAAATGCAGGTAAACTCACGCCGGCAAACACTACGCTCAAGAATAATCTTAAGAATTGGCTTTTAAATTATAAAATGTTAAGTGATACTATAGATATACTTGATGCCCGGGTTGTTAATTTTGCAGTAAAATATGAGGTTCTTATGGATATGAACTCAAATAGATTTACGGTCATCAATAAATGTACCAACAAACTGGGAGTACTCTTTTCACAAGCGTACGATATCGGGGAGCCGATTACTATTTCAGATATTTATACTGCTTTGAATAAAGTCGAAGGCGTCGTAGATACGACTTCGGTTGAAATTCATCTCAAATCAGGCGGCCTCTATTCTCAATCTAATTATAATTTTGATGCCGCGTTATCCGCAGACGGCCGCCTCATCCTCGCGGAGCCGAATGTAATATTTGAATTAAAATATCCCAACCTTGATATAAAAGGATCTGTTAAATAATGGCTATCTTACGTTACACTGCGAGTGCAGACACTACTATTACGAATGCCTTTGAGGCAAATCTGGTCACGCGGGGAACAGGCTCAAACATGGGATACGCTGACTCCATGGCCGTTTTTTCAATATACGGACAAGAGTCCGGCTCAAACGGACAATCACCGGAGCTTTCTCGAGCGCTTATACAGTTTTCTGTTGATGCAATCGCTAATGATCGTGCTGCCGCCCGCATTCCTGCAGCGGGAAGTGTTTCTTTTTACCTTAAAATGTACAATGCGGAACATCCATTTACGCTCCCACAGGACTTTACGTTGATTGTTGCTCCGGTATCTCAATCCTGGACCGAGGGCGCCGGCCTTGATATGGATGAATACAAAGATTTAGGTTATGCCAACTGGATGTCGGCAAGTTCAACCACTTCTTGGGCGACAGTAGGGGGTGACTATTTAACCGCCTCCAATTATGCAGCCACCTTCCCCGGGGGGTATGAAGACTTAGAAGTCGATGTTTCTTCTATTGTTGAGGAATGGATTAAATTCCGCTCTACGCCTATTGCACCCGGCGTTATAAAAAATTATGGATTCGGCGTAAGACTTACGGGAAGCGAGGAAGCGTATTTTTCGTCCTCTTTGGGATCAAACTCCGGGTCGGTACTACAGAACGTCGCCGGCGCAAGACAATCATATTACTTGAAGAAATTTTTTGCTAGATCTACAGAATATTTCTTTAAACGGCCCCACATCGAGGCGCGCTGGGACTCTCGTGTGATGGATGACCGAGAGAACTTTTATTATTCTAGTTCTGTCGCCCCAGCCTCAGACAATTTGAATAGACTACATTTTTATAATTACGTACGCGGGGGCCTGAAGAACATCCCAGCCGTTGCTACAAATAAGTTATTGGTGTCTTTCTATTCTGGTTCCAATGGGGCCCCCACGGGATCTAAGCTGGCTATTTCTTACGGCGGCGGCACTGCGGCCGCAGCCAACCTTAATACTACGGCTAGCTATGTTAGTTCGGGAATTTATTCATGCTCGGTGGCGCTAACCGCAGCGTCGACACGCCTACTGGCAATTCATGATGTTTGGCATTCGGGGGGTGTAGAATTCTTTACAGGATCATTTTATCCCGATCTCCTTCCGACATACGACTATGCTCCTACTTTCAATAGAGTAACATCATGCAAAAATCTTAAAAAGGTATATTCGCAAAAAGAAACGTCCCGGTTCAGGTTTTTTGTGCGCGCCAAGAATTGGAGTCCCAATTTATATACGGTTGCCACTACGAACAATCCTACAGAAGTAGTCCCTAGTGCATCATACTCAATTTCTCGCGTCATTGATAACCTGCAGGCCATTTCTTATGGTACTGGGTCGGACTATAGCACATGCCTTTCGTACGACAAAGAGGGGAACTACTTCGACTTAGATATGTCCTTGCTCGACCGCGATTATATGTATGAGATTAAATTATCTTATTATAATGATAGTATAGGAGACTGGCAAGAACAACCTCAGAGGTTCAAATTTAGAGTTGAAGAATAATTAAGGTATGAGTTTTAAAGATTTATTTGATGGAGCGTCCCGCGCCAGCGCGATCGCAAACAAATCAGCGAAAGAAATCGGCGCGGAAGTTGAGTCCGTTGGATATCACACACAAGATATCATCAACGAGAAACGATTTATTCCTAATGTTGATTTTAATGACCCTTCTACGTTCGCCCGCTACGGCTCTGCTGAGGAGTATTATGGTCAATCCATCGAACGCGTCCATGATACATACCCTTATGACGGATCGCTCAAAGAGAGGCTAGAGTGGGAAAATGATTCCACTTATATTGACTTACACCTTCTAAACAACAAATATCCTCGGACTAATGGGTATGCACTGCTCTCTGCGGAAGGGTGGGGTACCCAGGCTACCATACAGGATGGGTGGGGCCTTCCGAGTAAGGAGGAGTATATTTATCTGAAGGGTGGCCCACATCCGAATCCTGATGGAATGAGCCCCTACTCAAATGCTTTTACAGGATCCAATTATTATGAACCTAATGCAAACCGCGAAAGTAACTTAAAATATGATTTGGCTGGTAACGGAGTTACTGTTGAGTTTTGGTTGAAAAAGGATGAGTGGCTTCCTCTCCTTACTACTAAAGAAGTAATCTTCGACATGTGGAACGGCGTCGCGGTGAAGGAGTCGCCTGCTCCTAATTTCTATGGACGTCTGATGATTGCTCTAGATTCGACTGCAGATGGCACCTCCCCATTCCTTCTTACAGTGATGTCTGGCGCCACTGGAGTTGAGAACACAGCTGTAGGGTCATCTATAACCATCGCAGATGGGGAATGGCATCATTATGCCCTTTCTTTCGCATCCGCATCCGCAGGTATCGCAACAAAATTATATGTTGACGGCACCCTCAACACAGAAACAACTCTGGGTTCAACTGGAATTAATGAAGTAACTGGGGCCCTCCGCGCATATGTGGGTGCTCTTATAACCTCCCGCAACATCGGCGCCAGCTACTTCGGACCGGCCGGAAAACTCTCTGGGTCCCTCGACGAATTCCGTTATTGGAAAACGCGCCGTACTTCCCGTGACATTGGCCGCTACTGGTTCACACAGGTCGGAGGAGGAACCAACTCGGATCCGAAGCCATATACCGATAACCAAGAAACAGTCAATACCAATCTAGGAGTATATTTTAAATTCAATGAAGGTATTACTGGAGTTGCAACAACCGATAGCACTGTCTTAGATTATTCCGGCCGTGTGTCCAACGGAGACTGGACAGGATATTCGGCTACGTCCAGAAACACTGGCTCAGCAATTGTACTTTCAAAGGCAGCTATCAAAGAGTTTAAAGATCCTATAATCTATTCTTTCCATCCAGCTGTGGTGACTCTTAAATCTGAATTAGAAACATCCGGGTCTTCCTACGATGATAGTAATTCTACCTCTATCTATAAATCTATTCCTGGATGGATCACAGAAGATGATGACGCCGGCCAGCACCAGCTTAAGAACCTTACGCAGATTATTTCTAGTTATTTTGATACTCTGCACATGCAAATTGCGGAGCATAACAAACTTAAAGACATCGAGTATATAAGCGGCAGCAACAAGCCATTCCCTTATTCTAATAAGTTATTAAATTCACAAGGATTTATATCACCCGATATCTTTGTTGATGCGGATTTATTCGAGCAACTAGCTGACCGCAGTGAGGATAAGCTTTATGAAAAATCTCTGAGTGAGGTTAAAAACCTAATTTACCAGAACATCTATAATAATCTATCCTATATTTATAAAGCTAAGGGTACGGAAAAAGCATTCAGGAACCTAATTCGATGTTTTGGTCTTGATGATGAGTTGATAAAGCTTAGTATGTATGCTCGCAATACAAATTATGAATTCCGTGAGAACCGGCGTACTATTCTTGTTAATGACAGGACAATCAATTTCAATCATCCAATAAATACAGAAGCAACGGTCTATTCCTATTCGTCCTCAGTAAACCCAGAGTCTACCGGATATATCCCCGCCGACTCCGGGCTTCTTGGCGGTTACGCTGTTACCTTGGAAACAAATATATTTTTCCCTCAAAAGCCCAACGAGTCTGATGCATATGGATATTTCGATACAAATGCCATAACCTCATCATTGTTTGGAATCCACCATGCGCGGCCAAACCAGACAGATACTGGCTGGGGAAACGCCGCAGCCGGGGACGACCGGTCGACCAACTTCCAGGTCTTTTCGGTCCGCGACGAGATTAATTCCCCCAATGTACGCTTTATGCTGACGGGAACTGCTGGAGGATATGTTCCATATCTAACATCGCCACTATATGAAGACGTATATACTGACACCAGCTGGACACTGGCCACCAGAATTCGCCCTGAGCGATTCCCTCTGGCCAATTTTGTTTCTGGCGCCACAACTGGTGATTATGTCGTGGAACTCCACGGTGTTCAGACTCGCTCCGGCGAGGTAATTAATACTTTTACTGTTTCGGGAACTGTCGCTAGCCCGCCATCGTCATTTATGACCGGCTCCCGACGCGTGTACCTCGGCGCGCATAAAGAAAATGTCACCGGCAGTACGATATACCAGACATCTGATGTTCGAGTTAATTCCTGTCGATTCTGGATAGATTATGTCGAGGATACAGCTCTTAAGTCTCACGCCCTCGACACCGAAAATTATGGTCCCAGCCGGCCAACCCAATACGCATCACCGTGGAACAAGACCGCCGCGGACACCGGCGAGATATCAGAATTAGATACACTTGCATTTAATTGGGAGTTTAGTGAGAACACAGGCTCGAATGCTTTAGGTAAATTTAGTATTGCCGACGAATCATCCGGGTCAGCAGCCCTTGCGGCGAGCCGATATGGATTCATCGGAAATCTAACAGGTAAACAAATCACGGCCGAAGGCAGCGGCTTCGCTGCTAGTTCTACGGATGCAGTGAAAAAAGAATTTGTAGTTGTATCCCGTCTTAACGAGTTAGAGGTTATCGCCCCATCTGAAATGGTAACAGTTTTGGACGCCGACGAACAGCAAGTTTTCAAAATAGATTCTCGACCTATAAACTACTTTTATGTTTTTGAAAAGAGTATGTCCAAGGTAGTTTCGGAAGCCATGGTTAATTCGTTTGGTACTCTGCAGGCGTTTAACACCCTTGTCGGTGAACCAGTAAATCGATTCCGGAGTGAGTATAAAAATCTTGCTTCCTTGCGCCGAAAGTTCTTTGAGAATGTCGCCAATGAAGAGATTGATTTTGATAAGTTTTATGAATTTTATAAGTGGTTTGACTCCTCCTTGTCTTATATGCTGGGCCAGCTCGTCCCTGCCAGCGCAGACTTCGCACAGAATATTCGTACCACGATCGAGAGTACGACCCTAGAAAGAAGTAAATATCGCAGCGTATTTCCGTTCCTCGAAGAACCGGCCCACGACTTCACGGCCTCAATCGGGAGTAATGTAGATTACGGAGATGCTATTTCGTCGCCCGACGACGATCTGCAAGGTGTTGGATTTTATCCGGTCCACGCTCCAACAGCCCGCGCAATAGGCCGAAGCCCCCGCGCCCTTCTACAAAAATGGAAGTATGATCACGCACCTCCGGATAAAGATCAAAAGAAGAACCACCTCTGGTGGCGCAACCGCGCGGAAAGAAATAATCCCACCATTGCAACAGTAACTGCAGTAAACACTTCGCGCGCGGTTCTTTTACAGAATATTAAAGAACAAACAAAGCGAACCCTGGCGTCTCCTTATCGATTTTCAATGTCCGGTACTCGTGTCCTAGGTGGCGTCGGCCAACATCAGAACAAAGATGTTAACTTTACATTCCAAGCAACACAACCATATGGTCCGACCGCGACCCCCAGTGGAGAAGCCATGAATATTATGGTGTCGACCGACAAGGATGTTGAGCTACTGTTGGATACCACTGATGAGTTTTATCCTGTTTACAAGCAGCGTCTAGGGTTTGGAATAAATCCGGGTATTAATAGAGATAATCCGGAGTCTCTGTATCTTAAAGGCAACGGGAACAAGCTCACCCCGTTCAGTCTATACAAAAGTACGGTAAATTCTACATATCGCGCAGAAATTAGTGAGTCCTATAAATCTAACGTGGATATCACCAACCTGCACCACGATTTTGTGTTCGACACCGATATTCCTCTACAAGGACCTTTTACTGAAAAATATGTAGGCGGCCGCCACTATCGTCATACGAACCTAAATTCTGGCCCCGTTTTAGATACAGCTCAAACACGGGCCGAGGGCTTCCGCCTGGTACTAGGGGAACATTCGGGCGCAACTGACCTGGGCTCGCTAGCTATAGTACCTCCAAATTATTACACTTCGTCCGCCGCCCCCATAGAATCAGGTTGGTTGTCTCGCACCCCGGTCGCACAACGTTTCCGTGACGAGACTGCAAAGCGCCCCGTCAATATCCGTAATATCCAAATGCGCACTGGATCGACAATCATTGGTAATTATGAGAAAAACTATCAAGTGGTACAAACTTGCGGCCGTGAACTCAATGACCCCTTCTTTAACGACCAGTCTTTCGATTTTGCTCCTTATCCCGAGACCTTGGCAACAAGAGGAAGATTCCCACTTACCTACGAGACAACTTTTACGCCGATTGCAGGAAAGTCCTATCTTTTCGACCAGAAATCCAGCACGAGCGCAAAGTCTAGTACCTATACAAACGTTGATTGGAATAACCTTATCGGGTCGTCGTCTGCTGGGGGTGTCAAACCCTATAGTTTTTCTGCTTGGATTTATGTCAATACTTGGCTAGGTGGCGACCTAATCTTCGGCGTTGGTAACGTCGACAACTGGCGCGGCCGCGACCTTCAATTAAAGGGCACCCCCAATGGACTTCGTGCACGCCTAGGCGGACTCACCTACAAAACTACGCTCGGGGAGTTCACAATGTCCACCGGACGATGGTACCATATAGTGGCAACCTATGCTGGGATGGCACCGAACCTTCCGGGTTGGGTTACGCCCACACTACCAGACATTTATATCAATGGAATCGACCGCGGCGACGGAGGTAACGCAGGAGCGCTCTCAGACGTCGGCGGCTTCACGGCAGCAGCAGACATTCTCAAAGTCGGCGCCGGCTTTACCGCCACTACTCCGTTCGACGGCTACATCTGTGATGTTGCAGTCTATGACAAAGAGCTGACGTCAGCCGAAGTCGAGATTCTCTACAACGAAAAGGAGCGCGCCAATCCTCTTGAAACCGGTTTTGCCGGAAATACCTTAGTATATTACCCCATGGGCAATCTGGACGACGATACCATCACCGTTATCGAAGATCTCACAGGAAATGATAATCTCGACGCTAGCAATTTTCCTGCCGGCTCGATTAAGAGTGTTTCTCCGTCGCCCCTCACACAAGACCAATTCCCGAGTCTTTTCGCGTCCACCACCAGTGACCCCAGCCCCAACCCCGGTGGTGCTCTTAACTACGCCCTTCCTGCCCGCACAGGATCTGCCTCAAATCAGACAGTCATTGTTAACCGCTATGCTGGCAGCGGCTATGAAGTCATGTCGCGCGGCTATATGGACCCAGCCCACGAAGAACTGTCGGTCTACAACGCCAACCCATATCACAACCTTTCGATCATCGACTATGGTATGTCCGGATCTGCCTCCATTGATCCCAGCATCCGAAACACCATTCGCGTTGTTGACCAAATCGACAAGAACCGCGGCCTAGATCAACGTGCCAGCCTCCACTGCGGACCCTTCGGCTCAGACGCCGCGTACGGTACTGTTCCGGAGCTTACTTATGTTACGCAGCCTTCATGGCATAAGACCAACAGAAACGCGAAGGCAACGATTCTCAGCTCTTCCGCAGGGTATACACAGGGAGTTGTCTACGATAACCTATTCGTCCAGCACCAGATCCCGCGCTCAGAACAGCAATATGCGTGGATTACGGGCTCGATGCTACCTGGGACAACCATCTACGGTTTGGACGCAGCCTCGTGTGTCTCAGCGTCCTCTCTGAGCCAGTTGGCGACGGGCGCCGTTAACTCATATTACCGCACTCTCGCCGGACCGGCTAACCCACCATACCTTCAGAATTTTGTCGGGCAAGCCGGTCGCTTGGTTATTGATAGTATTGATGAGTCCGCACACCTTCAGTATGCTAATGAATACTCGCCTCTAGATGTAGGAACATATTCCGGGAAGTTCAGCGGTCTCGGCAACCAGGTCACCCTCGGCCTCGCGACGGTCTGGAATAACTTGATCGGTGTCCCCGCCGGAGTCGCTGCGTTCACCATTAGTATGTGGTTTAACACTCATGAGGCAGTTACTGGGGGATCCTTCATCCCTCTTATTACATTTGGTGGCGCCGCCGGGAACTTGACAGGGCAAATAGTAGTGTGGATTGACACAGCTACCATGACTATAAGGTTTCAAAGAAAGGGTGGATCCGGCACCACGGATGGGGTTGTTAAATCAACCACTACCATTGACACCGAAAAATGGTATCATGTAACGGTCACCTACGATGGGAGTAACCCCGGAGGGTCCGGCACAGCTTCTGCAATGAAGATTTATATTGATGGTATTGATGTTACGGATTCCCCAGCCGTTAGTGAACTAACTAATGCCGACGCCATCGCCACCAACCCGGGCAGAATTGGTTATGCCACCAATCCCGGGATGTTTAGCTCCTACTATTTTAAGGGATATTTAACAGATGTTGCTATTTGGAGTGATAATTTGAGTGCAGCGAATGCTATTCTTCTTTACAATGATGGACGTCCGATTAATCTTCATCCGCCCTCGATCGATCCTGATGACTTTATTGCCTGGTATCGTTTTGATCAGTTTAGCGGAGATTTCCCACCTGGAGATAGTAGCTTAGTCCTAAACCAGGAAGCTACTACCCCCACTATCAACGGCACCGCGAGCGGCGTTGTCCCATCACGCTTCAGCCCCAATAGCGCGGACGGACTCAATATTCTCTTAAACAATCGCCATGGCCCATACGGTTGGCCAACATGGAAACAAATCCGTACCGGGGAATCAAAGGTCGCCTCGAAGCTTCGTGAGGCCAATAAGATCGGCACGATATTGGCACCTCCCCTTATTCCACAAGGGCCGCCCGGCCGGGCATACCAATATGTCCTCGGCAAGCAGGCAAATACATTTGTGGATTATACCGAACAACCCGTGAGCAGCCGATATCGTCCGACCATGGTTTGCCTAGAGGATAATACTGAAGAGCCCAATATAACTAACAATATTTCTCTTAATATTTCATATGGTAATCTACTGGATCACTTTTCGAATCAGGGCTTAAATAATCGCCTTAATGTTCAGGTACCCAACCTCTACAACAATGCTCTCA